CCCCTGTCTTGCGACATTTAAGATAGAGGTTACACTCAGGTGTAAGTTTTCTTCCATTTAGGTCCTTCCAATTTTAGGTTGGATATAATCGGTTAATATTCCGATAACCTAATCCCTATTATGGGGAACTGTTAAGGCCTTTTTAGGGCTTCCACAGTTCGTTACGATTACTTACATGTGTCTCAAAATTTTACCGGGTTACCGGTGAAATTTTCTGTGTAACAGGGAAAGTGAGAGGTCCCACACGGGCTCGTAAGAGAGTTTTCGGATTGCTTCTAGGTAGGGACTTAATAAGTCCTCCATACTTAGACAGGAACAATTTCTTGTTCCTTGGGGTTGGCGAGTTTAACAAGCCTCACCCATCAATTCCAAAAATACCTTCGAACCGGATCTTGAACTCAGAGACGTCAGCATACGCTTTAGCGTATTTCGACGTATCATGAGCCAAGATCATCTCTCCATCTAAGGGTAATGGATCGCTCTCATAGAGGCGATCTGTTACAGGTAGATGTAAAGCGCAGTACGGAGTATCTCCTTTTCAGTCGTATCACCCGTTCCATAACGACCGAGGATGAGATAAAGGTAACCAGACACGCCAATCTTGCTGGCCAAAGCCGCGAGATTGACGAACTGGCATAAACCGATTACTAACGGGATCGACTCTAGAAGTAAGGAGTCAGTCCGGGTAGTAAAGCTCTCAACCGCAATCGGAGGTACGATATGAATCGTACCGGATTTTCTCATAAGGAAGCATGTGTGAGAGATCATCCGATACAACCAAGGAACCCGAAGCCTTTAGCCTCTCCAATTGAGATAAGTCTATCCCTCCAAGAGGCGATATACTTAACTTTATCGGGGAAACCCCAGGAGCTAAACCGGCAGATCGAACGACTACTATAGTAGAAGAACGATTAGCAGGATCAGAATCCTGGACAGCTTCAGGTCCCGGTGACCATGACCGAGGTGGAATATATACTACCTCGTCACAAGGAAGAGACCCGACCAAAGTATCTATACGCCTACGTAGTGAGCGAATAGATATTGGAGGGATCTCCGCCTTCTTAACCTGTTTCTTACTCACAGGTTTCACCGGACCGGTATTTCTGCCTCGCTCATGTTTTGGTGGATATTCGAGATGTCCAAGTGCAGAACTTCATAAACTTAGACCTTTCATCCGAGCCGCAGAACGATGTTCTGGGGTTCGAATTTCGAAAGTCCCTTCAAAGATCGCTTCGGTTAACTTATCCTGAACTACCCGCGCTAAATAAAATAGCGACGGGGAGACAGCATAAGTCCGGAACTTCTTAAGAAGGTCACTCACGAGGTCAAGTTGCTTGATAGTTTTATTCAGCACTTTAGCACGGATAAAGAAAGGGTCGGCATGCCAAGCATTAGGGCCGAAGGGATTAGGGAAACCTTTTCTATATACGCCATAAAATGCGGCCGTCAACCTTTTCACCTCAAAATCCTTAAACCAATCCCAAAAGGAGGGTTTAAGGGTCTGAGACGAAACAAGCGAACGGGCACCCAATCAGGTAGCAATTGGCCGAGGCCAAGCTCCATCAGGATGCGATAAAGCTAGAAAGATTACTCGAGCTTTTGGGGGAAGTGATAGGAATGGGGCTGTAGTCCCACCTATCCGCTTATACCCATAACCCGAGAACTTCATTACTTGGCTTGGGGAAAGTCTGTATTTACGTACAAACTCCACCAAAGCCGGTAATGATGACAGAGCTGACAGCGACTCCTTAACCGGAATCGCTGAAGCATCTTTAGGAATGAAGAATCGTTTCGCAAACTCACCTACTTTCTTATAAGAAACTAGAGATTTTGCAATACCGACTCTCACTCCTAACGCTGTCATAACTTTCATGTACTCGCTGGCCACGGACTCTTTCCCAATTATAACGTCATCACCTAAGACGGCGTATAATCGGAATCAGTAATACCGTAGCCCTTTGGACATTTGCGACTTGTAAAAGGCATACTGGACTAACGCATGATGCGTTAGCGCTAGCATAGCCCAAGAGCTCAAAGCTCCCATAGGTTGTCCGACGGCATAGAAGACCTTGTCTATCCATTCGTCGACATAGGAGGTGACTCATTGTCCGAGAGTACCGCGAGATTGTGGAGGAAGAAATTTCTTGCGTTCTCTACGGAAATGAACCTTTACCCCCTTAGGTAATGCAAAGAGCCTGGTCGCGAGTAACTCGCGTCAATGCCAGGCCCCATGTAAACCTAACACCCTATGGAGCAGCTGCTCCTGAACTTGCACGGGAAGACGATCAGTGGCGGCGGAAAGGTCATAACTAAAAAGAGTCGAAGACCTTTTTAGTAAGAATCTGACCGGACGCAACTGATCGAATGTCCCATCTGAAGGGATACGTTTAAGCACCGCGAAGATTGCCTTATGCAAGGGCTTTAAAAGCCATTGAGTAAAACAATCTACGATAGCGAAGACCCGGATCTTTCCGGCAGCCTCTCGCTTTAAAGCTAAACGTCCAAGCGTCAACAGGCGAACCGATTTATCGGGCCGCTTAGAAGGCACTTGGTCGGCTAATAAATTAAGGCCTTGCCACAGTTTTGTACTATCAAAAGTCCAATCCTGAGAAAAGCCCCCGAGTAGATTACCCGTTTGGGTACATCACTCTTTTAAATAACCGAAACCTTTCCGATTAACCGGGTTCCGTCACGCATGAGCAGCATCTACAATAGAATCAACAGCGGTAGAGGGAGTTCCCTTGAAACTAGTTGAAGATACTTTCTCAATAGCGTACGGAGCAGCAGTCAGTCCTTTAGCAAAATTAGTCCAGAGAGGGGGTTTCCCCTTCTGAGTTAATTCTCCCAGAGAACTTAACAAGTCAGTTTTGCCGACTAACTTCTGCAGGGCGGGTCAGAAAGATTCCGTAAAGAATCTTCCTAACTCGACAATCAGGTCACCTGTTAATTGATCTCCCTCCTCGATAATAGTGGAGAGTTTAGATGGCTTTAAAGTCATCTCTCACTCTAACACTCTATAGAGGTTTAGGAGAGTTAATCAAAACCGAATAATCGTCCGATTTCCTTTACGGATCTCGACTCGATCTAAGGAATCGATTATAACAGGAAGACCGCCCCGGGTTCGTGCAACCTTTGGTCCAAGAGCGCAACAATCTTCTACTCTCATCCCCCCCACCGACTGCATCAGATAAACTGAAGCAGCCTTTAGGTAGGATGCCGTGAAGGCCAGACCGGACTTACGTCCAAGTCGGGAAACTTCACGAACGAATAGATAGATCACGCGAACACGACCACCTGTTCATGAGCGGACCAACGGTGAAGTGAATCTAATTCACCAATTCACCATTGGCCGTCCCCCATTTCTAAGGGACATACCAGAAACTGATGCTAAGAGACGGTCTGCAAACGTCTTACGGATCGGTCTACGTAAATAGTCCCGAACTTTGGGAGAGCTTGCATGGGAGGCATAGCCTCGGAGCTTATAATAAGACCCGAGTAAATGCAACCCATCCTGAGTATAACAATACCTACGAGAAGAATAAAACATAGTTTTTGTTGCTTCAAATAAAATATTGTTAAAGGAATAGAGGAATCACTAGGTAGCACATTTCGGTACCTTGATCGCCACTTACGCTCGCAGCCGCGCCGGAATTACACTCAGGTCTTATTCAATGCCTAAGCGTACCCTTCCACCTTTTGAGTGTCGGGCTCCCGGTCAACCTACAAGAGGAGTCGATAATGAACTTGGCATTCACTTTTATTCTTCACCCGTACTGGGACTACTCCTTTAAAATAAAGGAGGTCCTGGGACCCTAGAATACCAAAGTTCACTTAAACCGCCACCTCTATAAGGCCGGCCCAAGTAGCAGGCTCTTATCAAGGAAACCTTATAGGTTACCAGTGATAATCACTATCCCTAGTCCCCATGATGACTTTAAACTGACATGGTCATGCCCGTACAGGGGCAGGGGTGCAAGCCCCACACCTGTACTGGTGGATGCGATCCACCTGGTACTCATGTACCAGCAGTAGTCATTGGGGAATTCCTCAGTGACCCATCTCGTAGCGAAAAGCTTCCTTCAGTTTTCATCAGTCCGTTTAGGACCGACGAGCTGCAGGCAGGGTTTCAACCCATAGCTCACGCTACTAGGATTGCTGGTCATTACAAGGAATTAAACCCTCCTTGCCTAACCAGGTCCTACCATACGCATCACACGCGGCTGTTACACCGCGCCATGACACATATGTGAAATGGTACCTCAGGGGGGCCAAAGTGCGGAGGGTGCTACAGAGGTCGGCAAGCTTGTACGGCTTGGGGATGAATCCCGAGGCGCCACAGTCGGACCGCTCCATTTGCCGCGACGAAAGATGGTAAGCGCT